GCGGTGATGACCTCCGGCACCGTGAGCGCTGGGGACAAACATTCCCCTGAGCCGTTCCCTTGTCCGGTTCGGGTCCCGCCGCCGCCGCCTTATCCTACGCCTGGCGACGGCTCGGACTCCTTCACGTCTGACACTTTCTCGGATGCAATCTCAGCTGCATCTTTGTCCTCATGCACTTCTGGACCCCGCTCGCGCCGTTCACGGCACCGGGTACCCCATGTTGTGCACCAGCCCGCGTGTTTCTCACATCAAGCCGGTCCGCTGCCCCATGTGCCGGGCAATGCGTTGGCGATTCCGCCAATTGACGTGACCGCGGGAAATGTTATGGGCCTCATCAAAAAGGCACCCACTGCGTCCTCTAATGACGGCGGGAATCTCACACCCCCATACGTCAAGGACGTCGAGAATGCTCAAGGCCAGGTTCCTGGCGCTGCCCAAGCTTTCCATACGATGTTGTTCATCGATGATGAGCCCGAGTTGGATGTACCCATCCTTATCGGGCCGGGTAGCGCCGCATGGTTTTGTTGTCTATCTTGGTACACGTTTCCTCTATTCCCAGTGCTGATCCACAATCGCATCGTTCCGATGATGTGGGTCTTTGCGCTGATTGTTGCTGCAGTTGGGCTCCCGGTTTCTGCCCGTCTCATTTCCGGAATTTTCTTCACCGTTGTTTTCAGGTGGGGAACGTTACCGCGTGGGATGTGGAGAGCCGAAGTGGGGGCCCTTTTCCTGCTCCAGTGCCAAACAGTGATGTGCTACGCCGCCACCGCCATGGGATCCTTGGCGGGCGTTGTGGCTGGGTACATCGCGTGGGCTCACGGATTCAGGAACCTGTGGTCTAGCATGAAGCCTGGGGAAAAGATTCCTGCCTACCTGGAAGACGCGCGTTCCCTCAACTGCCGAGCCACTCGCCTCATCGTGAATGATCCGGACATACACCGTATTGAGGTGATGTCCTACCATGCTCCTGGGAATGACCCAAAAGATAGGCGTAAATGGCTCCGCGTTGTGGAGTTTTCTGACTACTGGGTTTCGTCTGTGCTCCTTGCTCCCGCCGTTGCCACTGACTTACTGTATCGCGGCCAAGCCATAGCCACCTGCAACACCCTCGACAGAGTGGGTGGGGCAAACGTGGCTTCTGGTAAGGCCTCGGTCGTTGACTCAAACACCGCTGCCTATTCGTGGTACACGTCCCGATGGGTGGTGGCTGGTATCGGCTATGTTGCAGGGACCCATTTTTGGCCGGCGGGTCGGGAGCGTGCTGTCCCCGACCCGTTGGTTTCTATGGGTACGTCGTGCGTGAAGTCGCGGCCTTCATGGCTGCGGTCGATCCTGTCAACCCGCTTGCTCGCGTTCGCTTTGCTCTTGGGCTTCCTGGCTGTAGTACTGTGCGCCCCTTCACTAGGCGCGTCCAGCTCCGCTCGCTTGGATGCCACGTACCCGGACTTGCCCTCCCAACACCTGATCGAGACGACCCCGAGACCGCCTTTTGTGGCGTCTCCAAGCGTTTCCTTCGGGCCTGCCCCAGGGTGGCGGAGAACTGCATCAGCGAACTGGCGGCCTACACGAGATTCACAATTGCAGCCTGGGAGAGAGACTTTGGATTACATCCAATCCCTGCAACTGCCGACACGTCCTTCCGGACCTGGTTGGTGGGAACCTCGTACACAATGGCAAGAAAGCGAGAGCTCGAAAGAACATACGACGACATGGCCCAACACAATCCCGGATTACTCAGAAATAAGTCCTTCATCAAACAGGAAACCTACGGTCTCCGAACGGAGGCCGTCTCTTACAAGCAAGGAAGGGGGATCAATTCCCGGTATGACCGGTTCAAGTGTCTCACCGGGTCCTTCTTCCACCTCATGGAGTCGATCATCTGCCGCCTCGTTAAATGGTTCGTCAAGTATTTCGCCATCCAGTCAAGGCCCAACCTCATCACTGAGGAATTCCGGGGAATCTACTGGTTCTGCGGCACTGACCATACCGCCTTCGAGGCTCACATGGCTCCTGCAATTCTCAAAGCGGTTGAGTTACAGCTATACCGGTACATGTTGTCCGACTGTCCCGGGGGCAATGAGTGTTACGAGCTCATCGAAGCTGCTCTGTCTGGCATCAATGTTTGCCAGTTCCGTCAGTTCACAACTTATGTCCCTGGCGTCCGCATGTCGGGTGACATGTGCACGTCTCTGGGGAATGGCTTCACAAATTACATTGTCATGGCTTTTGCAGACAGTGTCCATGCTCGCCGTCACGGCGTTCAGCGTGGTCAGATACGCGGATTTGTTGAAGGTGATGACGGCCTCTTTGAGGACACTGGTGTTCGCGAGTCAGACCTTCTTGAATTGGGTTTTGAGCTCAAGTTGAAACGGACAAACGACGTAGGTCGTGCCGGATTCTGCTCGATGCTTTTTGACTCCGTTGAGAAGGTTGTTGTTCGCGACCCCAGGAAGGTTCTTGTTGGATTTGGTTTAACGGACCGCCCCGAGAGAAATGGCGGCGCCGTTGTGATGCAGGGCTTGCTCCGTGCGAAATCCCTAAGTCTCCTAGCTGAGTGTCCCCGCTGCCCGATTTTGTCGGAGTTGGCGAGGTATGGAGCGAGGGTCACCAGAGGCGTCAAACCCCGGTGGGAGAATTCCTACCGAGAGAAGGAAGTCTTTGGTGAGGAGGACCGAGAAACAGTCCTGGCTCGTGCCGAGAGCCATGGCTATAACATCGCTGACACGAGCCGCCAATTGATCGCCGATGAATTCGGCATCAGTGTCGACATGCAGCTGACCGTAGAATCGGACCTGCGCAACCTGAACACGCTTGTCCCCCTTGATTCCGCGGCCATCACGGCGATATGTTTTGACCCGACGTGGGCTCACTACGCGGCCCACCACCAAGTGGTCTAAACGGCAACAGCCCATGGAAAATTTCCAATGCCTCTCAAGAAGCAAAAACGCGCGTCCGGCGGGTCGCGCACGGGTTCAACCCGTAAGTCTGGCCGCCAAGTTCAATCCCGCGTCCCTCGCATGAAGTACACATCCATGGTCCGTTCCAAGGTTGTTTCTGTACCCAATTCGATCGGCGTCATTGAGAACCCTTTGACGATGAACATCACTTCGGTCGGTGCCAATCGCATCACCATTCGCAACCGTGAACCCTTTTATAGGGTTGTCTTGCCAACAGCCGCTGTCCTCGAAGCTCATATTAGTGTGAACCCGGGCGTTTCGACGCAGTTCCCCTGGTTGAGCAAGCTGAGCCGTGCTTATGACAAGTACAACTGGAAGAAGTTGGACTTTGTGTACTCTTCCGGCATGTCTGCGAGCACTTTTGGTGAAGCCGTGATTAGCCCAGACTACGACCCGATGGACCCCAACCCTCTCGACAGCTACACTGCGAGACAGTCCGTCGATTCCGTGTCTGGACCGGTCTGGACCCCGATGACGTGTCACGTTACGAATCCTAGGAGAAATGGTGATAACGGTCTATTCCTGCGGCACGCCGCCGTTGGCCCTGGCGAAGATACACGTTTGATGGATGCCCTCAAGCTCCACATGTACTTCACCGCGCCTTCGACTGCTGTGGCTATCGTCTGGGCTGACTACGAAATCGAACTTTTCTTCCCGGATTGTGATGTCAATGACACGACTGTGATGTACCTCAATACCACTGGCAACCTGGTTGCTACCACCGCCGGGACGAATCCACTCAGTGCGAAGTTCTTGATTTCAGCAGCGGGGGGTCTAAATACCCTCGTCAATGGAGTCTACGACGTACTCAGTGTTCAAGTTCCGACGGCTTCGGCCAACTGCACTGTTACCGACAAGGGATCGGTCGCTTCCTCCTTGACACACTTGTGGCGCATTGCGCCCATTATCGCGGACGTCATGGTCGTGGCCTTCCCCGGTGTCGTAGCCGAAATTGTGACCATCTTTGACAGGGTTTTCACTGAATCATGGTTGTAGAGCGGGTGAGCGTTTGCCCTAAGAGGATACTGGATGGCCAGGACACCCACGTTCGTGCCGTAACCTCTAGGATCTTTGATTGGGCAGTGATTTTGCTTCTCTTTTCCATGGGCTACGCCCTGGCTGGGATATGGTGTCTCACAGAGGCATCGTTAATCCCCAGGGCCATCAACGCCACTATGTGGCTGTTTTCTCCCACGTCCGACGCTTCCGTCGGATGGCATGGCCCCGAAACTGATTCGTTTGGGTAGGCTTGATTTTTATTGGGCCGAATTCTTATCAGCGTAGGGGCCGGCCGTGCATTAACGCGGTGCACGTTAAAGAACCTTTTGAGGTGGGCTAAAGCCAAGCCTACCGAGTCGCACTTAAGGGTGTGGCGAGAGCCGTCGGCGTGGACGGGGACTGGACTCCACCCCCAC